TGTTGTTACATCACTGAATTCTTCGCTTCTTGTGCATCTGCATGTTCCATTCTCACTATGGTATCTGCATGTGTTACAGTTTTTATTACCGTTCATTCTTTTTCTCACCCTTCCATTTTTATATTCCGAAGATACTCCAAGATATCCTTTTCTTTCAGTTCGTCCTGATCGTATAACAGAACAGCCAGTGTCGTTGCTTCGCTTTTCCAGTACACCTGCTTCGGAAATTTAGGATTAAAGAACGGTCCCTGAACTTCATACTCATAATCTAAGTTCATCGATGCATAATCAATTGCTTTTACGAATCTGTCATTTAACACTTCTACCCGTCCGTCTGCTGCCTGTAATACCCTCATGGCTTTTCCATTTGGATATCTTTCCAACACAATCGGCGTCACGGTTAACTTCTCCTCTTTCTCTCTGTCCGCATCCGTTCTGTCTATCATATCCCAGTGGACCTCGCCGATTTCGTACTGGTTCTCTTCCGTCGTTGCCTTAAAAGCTTCTCCATTTCCCGGAAGCTCTCCCGTCAGTTCAATAACTGCTGCCAGCTGCTTTTTATTCATGGATTCTTTTTCCGTGGCAATTACCCAGTCAGAACCGTCAAGCAGCACATCATCCCCTCTTCGTGCCACGCACAAGCCTACACCTGTGTAGGCTTGTTTGAGCAGCCTTTTAAAATCCTTCAAATGCACAAACATTATTTCATTCCACCTTTCATCTTTACTCGCTAATTTCAATAACTCTCCTGATGCACTTCATCATCTTTTCAGTTATTCTCATCGCTGTTTCATATTCTTTTCTTTCCATTGCTCTTTGAATCTCTTTGCAGTATGCCTTAGTCTTCAGAACCCGTTCTTGAATTTCCGCTTCTTCTGTATTTTCTGGAACGTTCTCTTCAACTTCAACTTCATTTTCAGCATTTTTCGGAACGTCTTCCTCAATTTCAACCACATTTTCCATGATTTTCGGAACGCTTTCTTCAATTTCAGTCACATCTTCCATGATTTTCGGAACGCTTTCCCCTGTTCTTTCCTCGAATTTTTTCGCCGGCGAAATTACTGTTTTTTCCGGCTCTTCGACTTTCGGATCTGGCTGTCCAGTTCGCTCCTGTTCATGTTCCCCTCTCTCAGGATCTTTTCTCTCAACTCCGCTATCTCTTTGCGGTTCTGCTGCCAGTTCTTCCACTTCTCTTTCAGGTTCGCTATCTGTTCTTTCATGCTCAGCTTCTGTCACCTCTTCCATTGTCTCTTCTTCCGGTTCATCACCAAAAGCATCCAGGATCCGTTCAAAAAATTCACGGTACTCCATTCTCTGCGGTGTTTGTCCGTATTTCTTATATTTCAGGCAGTCTTCATGGAACATCAGGAAGAACAGCCCTTTACGGTAGCTCCTGCTGCCGCCCGGGTTCACAATCTCAATCAATCGGTTGATATTGTCATACAGGTTATCTGCTATGCCGCACTGATACAGTTTTTCCAGGGTCTCTGCGTTGTTCTCCCCAAAGTGCCGGATCAGCTCCGTTACATCATCCGCAATGCCCTCCTGCGGTTCTGCCTGGTTGAATTTTTTAATGTCACGGATTTCTTTTCTTGCCGTGTCCGGTGTGACCATCTCCCGGTCTGCTTCCGGAAGCTTCAGCATCTCTTCCAGCTGGGAACGGTTAAAGTCTGCATATTCCGGCTTCAGGCGTTCGGAATAGCCGTCTATGGAATATTCCCGGTTGATGCTCATAAATCGTGATACCGTGGAACCTTCCAGCCCATATTCGGATTTCGCGAACTCTGCAATGCTCTTGTATCCGTCCTGTTCGTACAGTTTCGCATCATCGATCTTTCGAAGTGCGTACCCGATCCGGACAAAGGACTGCTTCACGCCAAGCAGTTCCTGTTTCAGCTTCTGTTTCATCTCCATCCAGTCATTCAGTGTGATCTGTGTGTACTCCATATTCCCTCCTTACGCCACGCTCTGTGCCCTCTGCTTTGCTTCTGCATCTTTCTGTTTCAGATGCCCCACATAATCATCCAGCCACTTCTGCATGTGCTCTTTATCTGGTTTGCGGTCGTGTGCCCCGTACCACTGGATGAGCTGGTGCGTGTCCCTCTCGATCTCTACGGTTATGTACGGTATCTCCGGTTCTTTTGCAAACCGCAGCATCAGAATGTAGGTCTGTCCGTCATTGTGTTTTCCGAGATAGCTGTCCCCACCAACGCAATGGTGCAGGATCCTGCCTTCCATAACGATCTCTTCCGCTGACCTTGCCGGCCGGATGATATATTCATCATCCTCATAGAAATACCGGTTTCTGAGCTTCCGGTAGCTGTTCCGGATGCCTGCAAATTTCTTTTTTACTTCCTGCAGACGTTTGTCTGCCTCTTTCTTGTTTTGCTCTGCTGCCATCTTGTTGTGTGCCGCTTCCAGGTCCCTCGGCTGTTGGTATACCGTATTCGTCAGGTCATACCCGAGTGACAGCCGCATACCCAGGTAATCCGTGTAGGTTACTGCCATGTGTCTGATCCGTTCCTCTGCACGCAGGCAGGCACTTTCATATCTGCATCCGGCATACCGTTCTATCCGGTTCAGAATCTTCTGTATGCCCATGTACTGTAATGCCTGTTCGACCTGTCCCTGTCTCAGTCTTGTCACTGCCAGGTGTTCAATCTGTTCATCTGTCCAGTTCTGTTTCAGATTCTTTTCCATCTTCATAACTTCCAGGAGTGCACAGTTGCCCTTGTTTTTAATCAATTGCTGTGTCCGCTCTTTCCGGATCCCCAGGAATTTATCCAGCCGTTTTGCATTTGTGTCTGCTATGATGCCGCACTCACACCGGACCATGGACGCCGCGATCTCGCTTAATCCCATTTTTACAATCATTTCCAACTGTGGGATATCCAGGCAGCGTTCCAGGTAGCTGACCGGGTTGACTTCCGGGACCATTTTTTCATATTCCTGCAGGGCACTGTACTGGAATATGGTTCCCTGCATTTCACGGTAGGTATGCGGCAGGATCCGTCCTGCATGGATCGTGATGTTGGCGTTGCCGTACAGGTTGCAGTCATCCCAGTAATCTTTTCCGTCAACCCAGCTATGTTTATGGTAATCAATCTGTGTTTTCTCCCCCGGTGCAAAATAGGCCCTTGCTATTTCGACACCGGAAATTTCTTCACTGGCATTATACATGACCGTTTCTTCCCCGTCTTCTACCATCCCGAGTTTCCATTCTTTTATCAGCTCTATGTAACGGAACACCATGCCTGTTTCTTTATATTTCTGTCCAAGGAATGCATAAATCTTTTGGCTATGCATACCTTTTACTTTGCCCTGGCATTTGTACTCACCAGTCTCCCCACACATCGGGCATGGTGCAAGATCACCCTCTTTCGGCGGGTCCACCCATTTCTGGTACTGGCTCTCGTAGCTTATTCCGCCTTTCCATCTCGCTTCTGTCACACCTCCGCATTTGGTACAGGCGATCCGCACCCGGCAGCCGCGTTTTTTATAGTACAGGAAAGGTTTTTGGTGTAAATAGAGCCTGTCTGCCATCTCCAGGATCTCCGCTTCCGGAAGTTCCGGTGTGTGCTCCTGGCGGTCTTTCAACGCCTGCTGCCGTCTTTCATACTTTCTGTTTTCCCGCCGTCTTCTTTCCTCATACACGATAGAACTCTGAAACCGGTATATGTGCTCCCACCATTCTCTTTTGTACCCATTTTCCCCACAGAATTTTTCGATACGCTGCATGTCTTCTTCGGTGGCAAGGATATTGGCTTTTGCTCTGGTATTTCGTTCTGTTCGTCCTCCTGCCTTATCCCAGACCAGTGCCGAACTGTAATAATAGTCCTGTGCTATCTGTTCTCTGGTCCAGGTATCTTTGTCAGGGTAGTAAATGCCAAAGTCTTTCTTTGTCAGGGCGATCCGCACGACCGGAATATTCATGGATTCTTTTTCATTTCGGTACACCTCCAGTAACAGGTGCTTTTCATGCCCCACAATCTTGAGTGCCGTTACCCCGATATATTTCACATCCTGCCCGCTGCTGACCTGTTTCAGTCCCAGGTATGGGATTTTTTCGATAGCTTTCTTTTTCATTTCTGCCGCCTACTTTCCCATATAGTACTCTGTGATCAGTTTCTTTGCGGTTGCCATTCCCGGGCACATGCCAAGTTTATAGCTCCCTTTGATTCCTGTTGCCTTCATCACATCCTTATGTACAGATACCCGGTTCGTATAGGACCATTGCAGTAACGTCCCGATGCATCCGGCCAGGCTCTTTCCTTTCTTTCGTACCTGAAACGCAAGCATCTCATTTTCCATACACTGTCCTCTCAGGTATTCTACCCAGTCCAGCATGATCTCCTGCGGCTTCAGCTCTCTGACCTCGACATCGATCTTTCCCAGTGCCGCATCCATCGCCTCGCAGAGCTGTGGGATCTCGCCCTGCAGGTACATTTCTGTCATATCTTCCGGAATCCCGTTCTCTGTTGCCATTTCTTTCAGGCTTTTGATATCGCCCTCGTTGAACATGTTTTCCGCCAGTTCATTGATCTCCTTGTAGGAGTTCATTTCGCCAAATTTTGTGAACATCATATCTTCTTCCTTTCTCCTTGCCGTAATTCAGATCAGTTTCTATGCAAACGGCAGTTCTTCGTCAATACCGTCCGGTATGTTCATAAATCCATCTGCATCTACTTGCGGCTCTGGTTTCTGCTCAGATCTGCTGTTTTCTCCCTGTCCTGCTGCCGCTTTGCTTTCCGCAAATTCCTGTTCCTCTACGGCTACATCTGTCGTGTAAACCTTGTTGCCGTCCCGGTTGGTATAGCTTCCTGTCTGGATACGACCTGTGACGACTACTTTCAGCCCCTGGCGGAAATACTTCTGGGCAAACTCTGCACTGCGTCCGAACGCCACACAGCTGATAAAATCAGCACCTGTTTCGCCATCACGCTTGTATCTGCGATCCACTGCCAGTGTATAACGTGCAACTGCTGTACTGTTCTCGCCAGCAGAATGTCGGATATCCGGGTCTCTGGTTAATCTTCCCATCAAGATTACTTTGTTCATTCTGTTTGCCTTCCTTTCTCTTCAATGCTTTCATCACTTTTGCCGTTGTCTCCGGCCATTCTCTCAGCAGATCCCGCTTTCCGTATCGATTATGCAGGATGCCCCACTGCTCCTCGAACTGTTTCTGCCATTTATAGTTTGTAATTCCGCCCAATCCGCTCCATCCACTCCTCTCTGGTGTGTGTCTGTTCATACGTTTCCTGAGCGTCTGCCTGCAAAATTCGTGCCATTTCATGGTTCACGTGCACTGCGTCTGGTCCGTGTTCATGGTGCTGGTCACACAGGTAGACGGTCAATCCCAGCTCCTCTGATATCTGCCTGTTTCCCCACCCGAAGACTATGTGGTGCTTCTGCACAGGCTTTCGCCCATAGTCTCCGTAGAATCTGGCACACAGATAGCAGTATTTCCCTGCCTGCATGATGCTTCTGCCATGTTTTTTCCGCTTTTTCTTCCTGCCGTTTTTCGGCAGCAAGAAGCCGTCCCACTCGCCGCTCATGCCGGTATCTCCAAATCATGAACATATTCTGCTCTGAATGCATGCGGTTCAAAACGCACTTTTTTCCATTCTTCTGCGTATTTCACGCGTGCACCTCCTACAGTTTTCCATCCGTTCTGCTTCCACTTGCCCAGGAAACCCCGGTTAATATAATTGGCAATGTTTATTTCATTGATCTTCAGGTCAAACATCACGCCTCGTTTCATATGTCCCAACATGTCTGCCAGAGCTTCTATTGCTGTCAGCTTCCGATTTACGCTGCAACTGCTGCCTTCTCCATCGCCATAAAGCCGTCCCCCTCCACATTCCAGCATCCAGGCATATTTGTGACCGGTAACTTTTATATATGCTTTTACGTGTTCTTTCTGTTCTGCCACTGGTTTCTCCTTTCTATGGACTCTCTTTTATCGCATTTTTACCAATATTCTCGATAATTGTACACATTTTATGCACACTGTCCACATTTTTTGTCTTTGTTTATTATTTTCATGGGTTATTCAACTATCTTATCGTGTCTTTATTCACGTCTGCACATCCGGATATATATGTAGAACAATCCATTAAAATCATTGAAATACACTTCTGACCGAGTGTATTCATAGTCCGGATGCCAGATTTTCACTGTTTCTTCTATACTGTCTCTGTTTTTGACCATCCCATGAACAAATGTTCCCACTTTCCGGTACCGTTTCGGTGCGGTCGGTTTATTATGGACTTTCTTCTCGATCGGCTTTTTCAGTCCTTTACTGCTCGCCCATCGTTTCTTTCCTTTCGGTGCCTTGGTCACATAGTTCGCCATTCCAGAAAGCCCGTCCTTGTCATACTCTAAGCGGCGAACCTGATTACGTTCCCCATGCTTCCAGATCTTCTCGACGGTATCCCGATCCAGAAGACCATCCATGATTATGTGATGGTGCCAGCGGATCTTTGCGTGTGGATCGTACTCGGTCACATAGATGTATTTCACATTCGGCAGTCCCATCTTTCTTCGGCGGTAGTTGAGCCTGTCTATGTAATTTCGCATGTTCCGCATGGCTTCTTCCAT